CGGAAAAAAATCCCGTTGAAGCGGAAAAAAATCCCGTTGAAGCGGAAAAAAATCCGCCATATATAAATATTATAAATAATAATATAAACAATAATGATAATAATATTGCGCCACAAATAGATTTTGTGGCACCCACTCCAGCAGAACAAACGGAGGAAAGCAAAGACAAAAAAACATTATTTCGCAATTCTGATATTTACAAGTTGGTTCAGTTTGATGCAAACGGCGTCGGGGTTGATTATTCCGGATTTGAAAAAAAATTCGCAACGCCGGAATTTGAAAAAGTAGATTTGGTTCATTACTTCCATGCCGTGGCAGATTGGAGCGACCAAAAGGACATGAAGCGGACAAAGAACGGTTGGTTGGCAACCGTCCGTAATTTTATCCGTGGCGATGCCGAGCGAAATAAATTGAAATTAAAACCGCAATACCAAGTCCCGCAAAAACAGTTGAACGTTGCGGGCGCAATGGAATTTCTTAACGAAGATTATTGATTATGGACAAACAAATAAAGCCGATAATCGGCACGCACAATTCAATGACGTTTCTCCGTCCTGCAAAGTGGTATGGATGGTTTATGATTCCTTTCGCACGCTGTCAAAAAAAGACAATCATTCAGCAATGGGAAGCAGGGGCGAGAGTTTTCGATTTGCGGGTTAAGTTCGACCGATACGGAAACTCACATTTTGCCCACGGACTATACGACTGTGATGTCAACTACAATTTATTTGATGTACTTCAACTAATTAAATTATATTACAGTTACAATGATGTGTATATCCGTTTGATACTTGAAGATACCAAGGCGGAGAATTACCAAGCAGAATATTTCCGCAAAGCTTGCAAACGCTGCGAAGAGCGGTTCCCGTCCATTCAATTCTTCGGTGGCAACCGCAAGGGTGATTGGAAGAAACTCTACACTTTCAAAGGAGATGTTCCCGATTCGCTCAACAACCAATGGGTATCGTCAATGATGGAGGATGCCCGGTGGTATGAGAAGTTCTTGCCGTTTGCCTATGCACGGAGGTGCAATAAGCGTAATGAGGGAAATGTGAAACCAAAGTTTAATTTATTTGATTTTTTATAATTATGGCAATTATTAAAGGAGATTCGTTGGATATATACAACCCAAAGCCCGGAACAAAAGCGATTGACATACGCCGGAAGATGGTGCAATTGCCGGAAGTCGCCAAATCGTTATCCGGGGTTGAAAAGTTCATTTTCGCCGCCTCAACGAAAATGCAAATTGCCGAGATTGACGACGGCACGTTAGTTGCGAAAACCGGGCTAATGTTCCGGTTCATTGCAATGGACGTTGGGTATATAATTCCGAACAATTCGGAAGATTGGGCGTACACCTGTACACGATTGTTGGATATACTCAAAAAATACTATTCGCAAATGACGTTGGCGGATATAAAGTTGGCATTTGAGTTGGCGACAACCGGAGAATTGGACGACTATTTGCCGAAAGACAGTCAAGGCAACCCAGATAAAAAGCATTACCAGCAATTCAACGCCGATTACTTTGCGAAGATACTGGGAGCATATAGGAAAAAACAGAATGAAGTAATTGGGAAAGCATATAAAGCGTTGCCGGAACCCGAAAGAGAGATGTCTCCGGAGCAAAAGAGATATTACCACAACCGCAGGGAGGCAAGAAATAGAATTGTTTTTTTGCAATACAAATACACTGGGAAAATATCGTTTGAATTTGGCGACGAAATGTTTTTGTATGACTGGTTGTTGAAATTTGGATTTGCTGACGAAGTGGAGGTAGACGAGGGCGACAGAAAACAAGCATTTGCAAAATATATGCACCGTGCGGCAATTGGATTGGTAAACCAATATACGGCGTTCAATGTCCGGAAAAAGGGAATTGACAGCCCGGAAATTGATTTCATGGCGTACGAAGTTGCCCGGAAAAAGGAAATCCTACGAGCGTTTGACCGTATGATTGCAGAGGAAATACAGATTGATAACTATTTGTTTTTTATTTGAATATGAAAATAAAAGTTTTCACGGCATTCAGCGGTTATGATAGTCAATGTATGGCATTAGATAGATTGGGCATTGATTATGAATTGGTTGGATGGTCGGAAATAGATAAGTATGCAATAATGGCGCATAATGCAGTTTATCCACAATGGAATGAAAGAAACTTTGGCGATATATCAAAAATAGATTGGGGGAATGTACCTAATTTCGATTTGTTCACGTATTCGTTCCCATGTACAGACATATCCAGTGCGGGGAAACAAAAGGGATTGGAAGAGGGAAGCGGAACAAGAAGCGGGCTTTTGTGGGAGTGCAAAAAGGCTATCGAATTGAAGCGACCAAAATATCTTTTAATGGAGAATGTAAAGGCATTGGCGCAGAAAAAATTTTTACCTTATTTGAACAAATGGCATTCGTTTCTAACTCAAATGGGATATACTAATTTTACGCAGATACTTAATTCAAAAAACTTTGGGGTTCCTCAAAACAGAGAACGCCTATTTATGGTTAGTATATTAGGGGATGCGTGGTTTGATTTCCCCAAACCTTTTTTATCTGATAAAAGATTAAAACATATCTTGGAACAAAATGTAAATGATAGTTATTATTTAAGTCAACGTTTCTTGTCGTCATTTATCCGAAAAGTTCAAAAAGAAAATGGAGTTGCGCTTAAGTCTGCATTAGATTGCCCAAATGAACCTTTTATAAAACAATATCCACGGGGGTTTAACAATGGTTGGGAGTATGATATATGCCCCGCAACCACTACGAGTGGCTGGCAAAATAACAATTTTTTGGTAGAACCAAATGTTCTAACGCCCAAAAGGACAGAATACGGAAAGAAAATGCGTAAGGCATACGAACGTGGAGATTTTAAAGAAAGTCGGCATAATATGACTATATTAGAACCAAGAAATGACGGAATAAGTAATACAATTACAACCGTTCAAAAAGATAATCTATTGTACGAGCCGATTAATAATAAATATTTCCGTATAAGAAAACTAACCGAAAAAGAATGTTTTCGTTTAATGGACGTTTCGGATAATGATATATATAAAATACAAAAAGCCGGAATCTGTAAAACGCAACAATATAAAATGGCTGGTAATTCTATCGTTGTAAGTGTGCTATATTATATATTTAAAAACCTATTTAATTTATAAACATGAAGATTGATTGCATTATAGGAATTGACCCCGGCGCAAATGGGGGTATTGTCAAATGGCGTCCAAATAAAAAAATAACGGCAATAAAAATGCCAAGGGATTTAACAGAATTGCGTAATTATTTGGAATATCTGAAATCCATTTGTTCGCCGATTGTCTTTTTGGAGAAATTGAGCGTGCGCCCCGATGACATTGTGCCTGGTGCCGATGGCGTCAATATGGGCAAACTGTATCGCATACAAAAAATGCTTGCAAATTATGAACAGTTAAAAGCAACCATTGCGGTTTGCGATGTCCCGTTCGTTATGGTACACCCGATGAAGTGGCAAAACGAGTTGAAGTTGCGAGCAAAGACGACCCGGGAAAAGGAGGAAAAGAACGAGCGAAAGCGTAGATACAGAGAAATTGCCGGGAATTTATACCCAGAATTGAAACCGACATTGTGGAACGCTGATGCAACGTTGATAATGCACTTCGGAAGATACATTTTGCGCAACAATCCGGATTGGGTGCGAGAAAATTTGCCCGCCAAAATGTATGAACGCCTTTTTTAGCCTCGTAGAGCGATTTTATTTTATTAACCAATAAAATGTATATGGAAACAGAAAAAGCCTTGCAAATCGAAAATTCGGATAAAATAACGTTGGAAGAGTTTGCAGAGTTGGTAAAACAGATGCGGCACAACCAACGCAGATATTTTGCACAGCGCAGACCGGAAATTTTGGAAACGTGTAAACGATTGGAACATGAAGTTGATGCAATAGTTGCTAAACTGACAGACAAGCAGCTGTGTTTGTTTGATTTAGTATGATTCCGAGATTTTTTTGCTAAAATAAAAAAAAAACATTTGGTAATTAAAAAAATATACGTAACTTTGTGCCGTTGAGATACAACGAACCGACCGAGCGGGTCCTCGGTACAAAAAAGAAAAGAAAAATGATAGTTAAGAAATTGGAATTAGTAAACTTTCAAGTAATTAAGGAGTTTAACGCAGATTTTGATGGTAATGTGTACTTCATTACTGGGGACAACGAGTTGGGCAAATCGACCGTATTAAAAGCGATAGGGGCTTTATTGACCGGGAACCGTGATGCAGTATTAAGAAACGGCGAAAGCAAAGGTTTTGCAAAAATGATTGTCGGCGACGATGGCGAGGAATACGAGGTTGAATTGAGGTTTACAAAGGCAAATCCACGTGGCACATTATCAATAAAATCAAAGGCAACTGGAATGAAAAGCGATAACGTTTCAATGTTGCAGAAGATTTTTGGGTATACAGATTTTGACGCCGTGGAATTCTCTCGTTGGTCGGAAACAGCCGAGGGACGCCGCAAACAAATTGAAGTTGTCAAGGCTTTGTTGCCGGAAAATGTACGCAAAAGAATTGCCGAAATTGATACAGAGGTTGCCGGGTTGAAAACAGAGCGTACAGGCGTGAACCGAGATTTGAAAACTTACAAATCCATATCAGACGCAGCCGGGCAGGGATTGACCACAGAGGATTTGCAAACGCATGCCAAACCAAAGGACATTACCGAACTAATGCGAGAACAGCAGGAAAACGCCCAATTGATTGAAAAGGCAAAAACCGTACGTTCGGCGTTGGCACAGAGAACGCAGCAGTTGGAAGAAATTCCGGCACGTATGGAAGCCGCCAAAGATTCATACGAAAAAGCGATTGAGGCGGCAAAAACGGCAATGGCGATGGCAGAACAAACCTACAAAGAAACCGTTGCACAGATTGATGCAGAAAAGGCCGATTTTGAGAAACGTAAAGCAAATGCGGAAAATTGGTTGGCGAAGTATGAGGAAAACAACCCGGAAAAGTTAGATACAGCCGAGCAATTGAAGTTGGCTGAAGAATTTAATAAAAAGGCTGCACAAGTTGCCGATTATCTGACCAAGAAAAAGCAAGCAGACGAAAAGAGAGCAGAAGCCGAAAAGATGGATTCCGATATTGCCAAATTGTCGGCAGAGCGTGAAAAGCTAATTGCGACGTCAAAATTGCCAATTTCCGGGCTATCATTTACGGACGATGGGTTGGTATTGAACGATGTGCCATTTGTTGCTGGAAAGGTTTCAGATTCGCAGATTATGGAAGTTGCCGCAAAACTTATCATTGCAAGCAACCCAACCGTCAAAGTGTTCCGCATAGCGAGGGGCGAAAGTTTAGGCGAAAAAAGATTGCAAGCAATTATTGATATTGCCCAAAAGAACGGTTTTCAAGGATTCATTGAAGAAGTAAAGAGAGGGCAAGACGATTTGATTATCGAAGAATATGCAGATGCGCAACCCTAACTTTATATGCGAAATCGGGTACACGTTATGTGAGTGTGAAAACGAGTAGTTAACCGGGGCGCCGGTTCCCCCGACGTCCCTAAAATAAACTAAATGAAGAAAAGAGAGATGACGGCTACGGGCATAATTAACAACAATGGCGGTTTGCAAATGTATATGGGTGAATTGAATCAGTTCTTTTCCATGCACAAAGGGAGCCGCATAATTGCACGTTTTATCGTTGCGTCACCCGGTTCGTCGGAGGCGTTGAAAGGGTACTATTTCAATTGTGTGGTACCAACGTTCCGGTCGGCTATATGGGAAGCTGGGGAGCGTCTGACAGAAGAACAAACAGAACGCCGATTACGTGAGTTATCCCCAGTTATGTATGTTGAGCGTGTCAACGAGAAAACTGGGAAATATACCTACGAATTGCGTACCGTGGCGGAATTGTCGAACGCCGAGTTAATCGAGCATATTGAAACACTTAAACAGATTGCCGCCGAGGAATACAATGCGTATATTGATGACCCCAAAATGTTGTGATGCAAGTGTAAGAATTTTATTTAATGAATAAAAAGTAACGAGATATGAAATTTGAATTAAAAGACATTTGTTTTTTCGATTGTGAAACTACAGGAGTCCCCGCAAAGGGTTTGAAATGGGATGCGGATTTTACCCAATTCCCGCACGTCGTGCAATTGGCGTGGGCGTTCGGCGACAAAGAACGCAGTTTTATAATTAAGCCGGACAATTACGAGATACCGCCGGAAACGACCGAAATTCACGGTATCACGACCGAACGGGCAATTGCCGAGGGCGTACCGTTTGCCGAGGTTATCGACGAATTTTTGGCGGATGCCGCCGCCGCACCGCTTGTATGTGCGCACAACATCTATTTTGATACGTCAATGTTGAAAGCGAACATTTTGCGATATTGCGGCAAAGAGTATTACGACGCCAAAGCCGAGGACGCATTACACAAGGGAAAGCGCATTGATACAATGATGAAAACTATTAAATTTGTAGGCGCATTGTATCCAAATGGCAAGCCGGGGAAATTCCCCAAATTGGAGGAATTATATACAAAGTTGTTCCCCGGCGAAACATTCCCGGCGCACGACGCATTACAGGACGCAAAGGCATTATGCCGATGCGTCCCTAAATTGGTTGAATTGGGGATTATCGAGTTGAAGCAAAAGGAATACCCGGCGGAGCAATTGAAGTTGGAACAAGAACCAGCAAAAACAAAGATGGTAAAACGTGCTATTGGGTTTCACGACCCAACCCCGGGTGTTGATGCGAAACCGGAAAGTAAAGTGAAACAGATGTTGAACGAAACGGAATTTTAAACATGGAAGAAAAGAAATTTTGTATTGACTGCGTTGATTACCCCGTTTGTATGTTGTCCGGGCGATGCGCTGACGATGAACCGTGTGACGATTACAAAGAAGATGCCGACCCGGCGGAACCGGGAAACGATTAAATATTTATTCTTATGAGCGAAAAAACAAATGTCATGCCAGTTCCTACGAAAGAAAAGTTTTCACTCTCAAAAGTGAAATTGTTGAAAGATGGTGGATTAGATGTTCACTTTGAGGTAACGGAAGTTGTCGGAAACGAGAGCTACACAAACAAGTATCACGTGTTGAGCGCAAAGGACATACACCCGGATTTGCGGAAATTGTTCAAAGACCTTTGCCCGATTATGGGGCGTGTGTTCAATATCACGTCTTTCAAAAGCATGATTGCAACCCCGGATTTTAAGGCGACAAAAAAACAAATAGAAATTGCCGATTCTTTCGCAAACGAATGTTTGGAAAACATTGAAGTAAGGGGCGTTTCTTTGTCGGGGCAAGATGATAATGTAGGCGTCGTTCTCACTGGATTGTTTACCGTATCAAACAATCAGAAAACCGCAATCAACACCCCACGTATGAAATACGCCGTTGAAACGTTCGGTTTTGAGGAAGAGTTGGAAAACATTGTGTGCGACATTGAAAACGAGGTTTACGAATTTCTGTTTGATGGGAAGAGGGCGCAAATGGATTTGTTCGGGGCTGATGGGGAGCCGAACCCGTTAGTTTACGGAAATGATGCAGACAACGAAAATGATATGTTCCCGGAGATGGAAGACCCAGCAGACGATATGTAATGGAGCCAATATTGTTGACCGAGCGTTACGAATATGAATATTGCGTCGCTCGTGGCTACGAGCCGTTATTGGATATTCGTAACTTCCGGTTAGATATTCGGTTGCGTGTTGAGATACAACGGGAATTGTTCGGGCATTGCGTTTTAGGACGTGGCGACATTCCCGTTGCCAACCAACGGTTTTTCCGGTGGGTTTGGGAGCATAAGCCGCACAGATGCGGGGAAACGTTACGACCTTTGCACAATTTTTCGGCAACGTATTGTTCCCATATTTTACCTCGTGGAGCATATCCAGAAATGGCGCATGACCCACGGAATATCAACATACTTTGCTTCGAGATGCATAACCGTTGGGAGAATGGCGACCGTGAGAAAATGCGAATATATCCGGGTAACGTCCGGATTATTGAATTGCTTAAAAACGAATATAGAAGTTTGAGAATATGAGGACGAAAAAAAGGACAGTAGATTACGGGGCGATTTCCCGCCGCTCAATCAAAAGTGATTTTAGACGAGTACAAACATACTCGGAAAGGGAGAAACGCCCACAAATTGAAAATCCGCCCGAAATAAATGCAGAAAGACGAGTTTTGTTTGTTGGCGAAAATTCAAGCTATTATAAACTGCGTTCTTTCCTTGTTGGTAAATTGGTTCGGCTGGTTGAAGAATCAAGCGTCGGCGGCTGGGTTTGCGAGTTCGTGCATGAGGACGACCGCAAAGCGATAAATAATGCCGCCGGATGGTCGGACGGTAAGAAACAATATTTATTGGACTGCGTAAAATTCAAGTGATGAAAATAAAACCAAAAACCGGATATAAAATTGCGTTATACACGTTCGTGACGTTGACGGTTGCGTCTTATATGTGGGCGGTGTATAGTATCATTAGGTGGCTAATCTAAAACATTAAATTATGAGTGTAAACAAGGTTATTTTGATGGGGTATACCGGAAAAGACCCCGACGTCAAAACGTTCGATAATGGCGGAGTTGTCGCACAATTCACGTTGGCAACAACCAAAAGAGGATTCAAGACAAAAGACGGCAAAGAAATTCCGGAACGTACCGAGTGGCACAATATAGTATTGTCAAATGGGTTGGCGAAGATAGCCAGCCAGTACGTTAAAAAGGGCGATAAATTATACATTGAGGGGGAATTGAGAACCCGTTGTTATGATGACAACAACGGCGTTAAACATTTTATTTCCGAGGTTTACGGGTATGATATGGAGATGTTGACGCCAAAGAAAGACGGACAAGGCGTGGGGCGGCAAGGGGCAATTCCAACGCCACCAACGCCAAATCCGGATGATTTGCCGTTTTGAGAATAATGTTTGAAATTGAAATGAAAATCCCAGCGGGTTCCCGTCTGATTGGCACCAGGACAAAAGGGAATAAGGTTATTGCGGTTTGTGAGTTTATACAGCCGAAACAACCGGAATCGGAGCCAAGACGACCGATTGGTTATGCAGTCAACTCGCTGGGAATAATAAAAAAAGAAAAATAATATGCAGTACAGCAACAAGGATTACAACCCGGAAAAGCACGACCGATGGCATGCGTTGACCGTAAAGCAACCATACGCTAATTGCTTGGTAACGGAGGCGTACAAGGACGAAAACGGTATTGTTTACGGGGAAAAGTCAATTGAAGTTCGGAGCAAAAACACGTCATACCGTGGCGACCTGTTGATATGTTCCGCAGCGTCCCCGACTTATCCGGGAATGGAAAGCGGCGTTACGTTGGGATTGGTCGAGTTGTACGATGTGAAGCCGATAAAAGAGTTCACGCCGGAGGATTGGGAAAACACCCGGATTCCAAAGGAGAAGAGGGCGAAAATACCAAAGGGTTTCGGATGGATGATGCGCAACCCAAGACGTGTTATTGAAATGCCAATTAAGGGGCAGTTGGGTATCTATAATCTCGTATATACAAAACACGAAATAATACAATACCCCCGGAAAATGGTAATTGACAAAAAAAGTTGGGAACAGATAAAAAAACAGATAGAGAAATGAAAATAATCGGATTTCATATTGGACGTATCGGGCTTTATTTGTATATGCAAAGTTTGAGGAAGTATAAGCAGTTCTATTTGATGCCCGGAGTTATGGTTGAGGGCGTAAAAGGATATGGCTTTTATTTTGATTTTGAAATTAAATTTCTTTGCTTTGCCGTTGGCGTTCGACTGGCATGGATAAAATCCAAAAGAAATCATTAAATTTGTGATGAAAACATTAAAAATGTGAGCGATGAAAGAAATAACAAAGATATTGCCATTGAACGAGGCGGCAAAGATACAGACAGCCGCAGGCGAATATGATTGCACAATTACAGAACTGGCGGTAATAGGCGGAGGAAAAGCGAGAATTGCAATTTCCGGGACGGAGGAAAATTTGGAATCCTTGCTTAATTCAATTACTGATGAGGACAAAGAAACCGCAACCGTTTGAACCGGGTAGGCAATATAATCCCGGCGAACGTTCTGTTTACCGAGATTCTATTGTAGTTGCAGAAACATGGTTTACCTCAACAAAACGAATTGTTGAAAAGTTCGGAATGTCTCTGTATAAATGCGGATGTTGTGCAATCAAGAAAGAGGATTGTCCGGCTGTTGGGTTGAGATGCCATTGCACCAGCCGAACAGATGGAAAGACGATATATTTTAGATTTGTACGTTTTATTAAAAATAGCAGAAATGGAAAAAAATATTGATTTAAACAAACCCCATTTGATGCGGAAACACCCGCAGAAGGAACCGGAAAGTCCAGTTTGTGGGAATTGCAGTAACTTTGAAAATGAAGATGCGGAGGGCGGCGGATTTTGCAACGAGCAAAACAGAATGAGGCATTGCAGTTGTATTGCGTGCAATCAATGGCAGGAAAGACAGACCGCCGAGGAATACAAACAATTTGAACGACGTTTTAATGCAATACAATAATGGCAAGTGTCAAGGAGTTGAAAGAAACAATTGAAAAAGCGATAATTGAATTTTCAAAGGAAAACGAAGTTGACAGTATGAACGTTCATGTTACAATACAGAAGAAAGTGAAATGTAATATGGTAGGTTCTGTTTTGGATAGTTGGTTAGAGGCAGAAACAGAAATAAACATAAAATAATATGAAAAAGGATTTTATCAAAGAATTAGCCGAGTTGATTAATAAACACAGCTTGGAAAAAGAAATGGGAGATACCTCGGACTATATTTTAGCCCAAGTTTGCGTTGGTGCGATGGCGGTATTTTCGGAAGCAATCGCCCGTCGTGATGAATGGCACGGATTCAGAAAGGCAGACGAAAAGAACGCAAAAAGGAATGATTGCAATATTTGCAAAGACCGTTTCAAATGCGCCGATTACATAAAAACGCAGTCAATTTCAAGTCTGATTCAGCGTTGCAAGACCACAAAAGACAGAGAGGAAAAAGCGGCGATTGCCGGATTGCTTAAACAGATAAATGCCGATGCGTCCGTGGAGCCGGCAAGGGATATTCTGGAGGCTGTGAAAGAAGTTGCCGAGATGTTGAGAAAGGTTTTGGGCGCACGTGTTGAGATACGACGCATTGAGATACCCGAAAAGAAACCCATAATCAGAAAGAAGCCAAGAAGAAGCCAAGAAAGGAGGGTGAAATGAACAGAGTGATTGCAATGTTGGATAAATTGAAAGAGCCAACGGCGGTTTGACAAGTAAAAAACGCCCCGGAATTTCACCCGGGGCTTTGCCGCATATAGACGGAAAGTGAAACGAGCTAAAATTAGCCCCATACAACGATGATAATTCAAAAGACGATAAAAGTATCAAGGAACAAACAAAACTCGCTCAAAACGAAAATTACCCGAAAATAACGAGCAAAGGGGAAGCGATGTTTTGAGAGAGAAGCAAAGTAAAATGGCTTTATCATTATAAGAGGTTTGAAAAAAATGGAAGCGAGTAAAAGACAAAGAGGTAGACGCCCGAAAATGTGCAAACGTACAAAAGACCAAAGGGAGTTTGATTTGGCTTTTTGTTCAAATCTGTTTTTGCGTGGGTACACGTATAGGGAGATTTCGGAAAGGCTGAATGAGGAAAACGCACGGCGTGGCGTAGGCTATACCATAACAAAACAAATGGTATACTGGGATATGCAACAATTGCTAATTGAGTGGAAACGTGAACGTATGGAAAATATCGACGATTACGTGACGCAAGAATTGCGAAAGTTGGATAAAATGGAGGTTGAATTGTGGGAGGCATGGGAACGTTCAAAGACCGGGAAATTGCGAGAAAAAAGCAGACGAAATGCAAAGCCCCGGAAAGTGCTGGAAGATGGCGACAACCCGGAATATTATGGTTACGAGGAAGCCACCACGGAAACGTCCGCCGGAAATCCCCGATTTTTGGATTTGCTTTTGAACGTGCAGCAACGCCGGGCAAAGATGTTGGGATTTGATGCGCCGATAAAAGTGGATATACCGGGATTGAGCGAAAATATAAATAGCGATGCGCCGAAATATGATGTCGCCGCAATACCGGAGGATTTATTGTTTGCGGTTGCGGATAAATTGCAATCGGCGGAGTACACACGAGTGTTAGCAGAAAAGGGGGTAACGGATGGCGACACGTAAGAAAACGGCAAGTCCGGCAAAGGAACAGGAGTATAAGAATGAAATATGCGACAATTGCGAGTTGGCGACATGGGTAACGCATTTGCACCAGCATATAGACCGCTGCGGGAAACCTATTTGTTTGACGTGTCCGAACAAAACGTATTTAATTGTACGAGGTTGTAAGGCATGCCGATATTTTGTAAAGAGAAAGGAGAAAAAGCAATGAATAATGAGGAATTGTTGAGAATGTACGCTGCCATTAAAAGCAATCCGGGCGAAATAGTAAAAGAGGCGGCACGACATAGGTTGATAAACTTTGCTCGGTACATGCAACCGGATTTGACTTTGGAGCCGTTCCACGTCGTCTATTATACTTTATTGGATATGTTCGCACACGGAAAAATACGAAAAATGATTGTGCAAATGCCGCCCCAGCATGGGAAAAGCGAGGGGTCAAGCCGAAAAACACCGTCTTTCATGCTGGGTTTAGACCCGGATAAGAAAATATGTATCGGTTCTTATGCGGCGACCATTGCGAGGGATTTTAACCGTGACGTTCAAAGGATAATTGATACCCCACGATACCGGGAATTGTTTCCGGAAACGTTTTTGAATGGCTCAAACGTTGTCACAATGGCTAATACTTATTTGCGAAATTCTGATGTTATAGAAATGGTTGGGCATAAGGGGTCATTGCGTGTTGTCGGTCGTGGCGGTTCTCTGACGTCAAAAACTGTTGATGTCTCTATCTTGGACGATGTTTATAAAGATTATGCCGAGGGTAACAGCCCGATTGTACGTAATGCGGCGTGGAGGTGGTACACGACCGTTGTACGCACTCGATTGCATAATGATTCGCAGGAACTGATTGTTTTCACACGTTGGCATGAAGATGATTTGATAGGACGTATTGAGAAAAGCGGAGAAACGGTTATTGATATACAAAATTGGGACGATGTGAAGAATATCCCGGCGGGTGCATGGGTTCGTATAAATTTTGAGGGGTTGAAAACCGGGGAACCAACAGAGATTGACCCAAGGGAACCAGGAGCGGCGTTATGGGATAAACGACACAGCCGGGCGAAATTGGAGGGACAAAGAGCATTAGACCCAGTGCAGTTCCAATGCTTGTATCAAGGGAACCCCGGAAGCGCAGAGGGTAGATTGTACCGAAACCCGTTCAGAACATACGTTGACAAATCAGAATGGGGAATATATGTGCGTAGCGGAAATTATACCGATGTGGCGGATGAGGGCGACGATTATACGTTTTCGGCGTCTTATGACGTATACAAATCCGGCAATGAAGCATGGAACGAGCAAAAGAAAAGGTTTGAGCCAATACTGTATGCCTTAATTACCGATATGGTTTACACGCAAGAAAATACAGATGTAACAGCCGTTACCGTCCCGGCAATGATTAACCGGAATGGTACACAAAAAGCATGGATTGAAAGCAACAATGGAGGTTCAGGATTTGAAAAGTTGATAAGAAAAAAGATAAAAGCGATTTCAGAACCTTTTTATCAAGGTGCCAACAAGGAAAGCCGAATTGTGACAAATTCGGCAAGCGTCAACGCCCAAATTATAATGCCGTTGGGCTGGGAAGAGCGTTTCCCAAAGATATACGAACACGTAACCGGATTTTTGCGAGATTTCTCGGCAAATGAACACGACGATATAGAGGACGGTTTGACCGGGATATATGAAAAGGAGATTGCAGATGGAAATGTGCTTCCATACGCACACGCAATCCGAGGCGTAAAAAGGCGGAACTGACAAAATATTTTATGATTGGAGGTGTTCACGACCTTACTGCAATAAGGTTAGAGCGAAAAATTTATCAATTACTTTCACGGGGTTGCACAGAATGCAGCCCCTTTTTTGTTGAACATATCGTTGATTTTGTGCGTTTTAGTTTGATATGCAAAAACTTTGCATTAAATTTGCAATGAGTAATGGGGCAAAGGGTTAGCCCGAAAAGGTAATAATAAGGTTTTAATATTAAAAATTTAAGATTATGGCTATTTGTAAATGCCCGGCAGCAGCAGCGTTGCCAAACATTCCAAATTTCACATGTGCCGAGAGTTTCGGACAGATTCAAAAAGTAGCGTTTCAACGTCTGTATAAAAGTGCGGGCGGAAAAAACTCATTTACAACAGAAGCCGGAATAGGCAAATTGGCGTCGTGGTCGACGTTGTCGACAGCGGAGGATGACACGAAAATTGTCATTTCGCCGTATATCCAAGCACCGACAGCAGAAGCGGGCGCACCTCGTACGTTCGGCGGAGGAAATGAAACGCTGGGCGGCATAGAAGAAATTATTGGTCGTGAACCAACACCGTTTACCGGAGTTATACGAAAAATGCCGCAATCATTGATTAAGGCATTGAAAGAATTGCAGTGCGAAAGCGATTCGCAGAATTTGGGCGTTTATCTGTTTGACGAAAACGGTTCAATTGGAGCATTGCAAGACCCGACAACGGCAACAACGTATTATCCGATTCCAATTCGTTCTTTGTTCATTGGGGATAAAACTTTGGGCGGACTGGAGGCACCGGATAGCAACGCAGTACAATGGTCGTTCTTGCCCAACTGGTCGGACGATTTGGCTATTTTAACACCGGAGGATTTCAACCCGTTAACAGACTTGAAAAATGCAGCAGAATAAGACAACGAAAGTGTTGTTGGAGTGCAAGGCATTGAACGCAACACGTGAATTTGATGTATCGCACGCCGAAAGGTTGTTGAGGATGCAGAAAAACGGCGGATGGCAGTTGCCGGAAAACTCAAAATTTGAATTTAGCAAAGAAAATGGGCTTAGATACAAGAGAAATAAGAAAGCAGATAACGGAGCCACGGAATAGAATGGCGATAAGTAGGGCGATTTACCACCAAAACCGCATACGATTCCATGCGGAAAAGGCGTTGACGCCGTACATTACGCAACCCGTGACCGATTTTCTGGCTTATGTTTCAAACCTTATCCCCGCAGACAAATTCAAAGTGTTCAAAACATTGTTCCGTTACCCCGTCAAAACAAACGAGGTAACGGGCGTTTGTTTTGACAAGTTGAGCCGCATTTTTGACGGTCGTAACCCAGCGTTCAATTATCAGTTCATGAACAGCGAGCAAAGGGACGATTGGGAGTATTACAGACAGAACGTATTGAAAGAACCCGAAATATGGAGTACCAAGGGATGGGAGTATTTCAAAACCGAAATAAATAGCATATTAATTGTTGATTTGCCAAAGGAGCAATCCCCCGGCGATAGTTACCCGGAACCATACTTTTATTGGTTGCCAATTGAACACGTCATTTCATACGAGGCTGACAAGACGACGAGCGTCATGCGTTGGATAATATTTCGGCAGGACGACAACCGTATTGCCGTAATAGATGATGAACGATACCGGGTGTTTGCCGAGGAAAAAGGCAATATTGGCGAATTGCTGATTGATAGCCCGCATGATTTGGGATATTGCCCAGCTCGGTTTTTTTGGGATGAACCATTAAGTTTGAGAGAACCGGACGTTAAGGCGTCACCTTTGACAGACGAGTTGGAGAGTTTAGACTGGTTTCTGTTTTATCATTTGTCAAAGAAAAATTTGGATATGTACGGGGCTTACCCGATTTATTCCGGATATGAACAAAGTTGCGATTTCACGAATGGCGAAAACGGCGATTATTGCGACGGCGGATTCTTGAAAGACAAACAAGGGTTTTATAAATTAGACCAAGCAGGGTTGTTGATGCGTTGCCCTAAATGTGGCGACAAGCGTATTGTTGGCGTTGGTTCGTTCGTGGAAATACCTATTCCGGACGGCGACAAACAGCCGGATTTGCGAAACCCGGTGCAAGTGTTGACCGTTGACCGCAATAGTTTGGATTATAACGTTGACGAGGAAGAACGATTGCGTACAAACATAATTACGGCGGTCGTCGGCACCAACGAAGAAATAACAACACGAGACGCATTGAACGAACAGCAAATTAAAGCCAATTTTGAAAGCCAAAGCACTGTATTAAACCGAGTAAAAAAAGGCTTTGAGGCGGCGCAGAAGTTTGTTGATGAAACGGTTTGCCGTTTGCGTTATGGCGATATGTTCGTTTCTGCAAAAATCAATTATGGCACCGAGTTTTATTTGTCCGATGCAACCCAGTTGCGAGAACGTTATAAGCTGGCGAAAGAGAGCGGAGCAAGCGAGGGGGAATTGGATGCGCTACACAATCAGATTATCGAAACGGAGTACAGACACGACCCGATACAGAAGCAACGTATGCTCGTGTTGGCAGAGCTGGAGCCGTACCGACATTTGACACGTTCCGAGGTGATGGAATTGTACGAGAAACAGCTAATTACGGAGGAAGAATTGCGCATTAAGTTGAATTTCGCTAATTTTGTGCGGAGGTTTGAGCGAGAAAATACAAACATTTTGGAATTTGGAAACCAAATACCTTTTTCCAAGAAAATTGAAGTAATAACAAATAAATTTTATGATTATGCGAGTGAAAGCAGAAAAGGAGGGTAGAACAAAGGACGTCGGATTGCTGGACGTTACCCCGGAAAATTTCATTGTGCCGAAAGGCGAAGAACATCTTTACCATTGTCGTATTGAGGTTGTGAAATTCAACCAAGAAACGGGCGAAAGAATTTCACGACCACGTATGCAAGTTTTCGGCAAAAAGTTCTTTGAGACGTTCGGATTGCACAATTTGCGAAAAATGGGTTATAGAGTTGACATTATGCACGACCCGAACGTGTGGGCGGCGGCGAACAAAGAAAAGATTGAAGCCAGAAAACAAGCACAGGCAGAAGCGGCAGCAGAGGCAGAAGCGGCAGCAAAGGCGGCAGAACGTGAGCAAATGAAAGCCGAAATTATTGCAGAACTGACAGCCGCCGGAGTTATACCAGCAGAACCAAAGAAAGCCGGACGAAAACCAAAAGCCGAAAAAACAGCAGAGGAAGCGGCAGGCGATAGCTCGGAAAACAACGAGAATGTTTAACCATTAAAAATTACGAATATGGCACAGATTGCACAGCAAGACAATTTGGTTATTGAAGTAGCCACAACCGCCGCAGCATTGGACGGCGACACAAAGAAAAAGTTGATTGAATGTATTGAGGGCGGAACAATTACCGATGTCATTTTGGTAACAAAAGAGGTTGAAAATAAAATCAGCCATGCACGTGTTGTTAGTTGGTTGGTTGACACAACCGGGGATTCCCCAAAATACACAATTGATATTGTTGACGCAAACAGCGGAGCAGTAGCAGCAGTAGCACTTAATTAATTCAAAGGGTAAGAATATTATGTTGACGAGAGAAATTTTAGTTGCAAATGCGGCTTTGTCGGGATTGTCTGACGAACAGATTGCAGCGATAACGACATTGTCGCAAAATGACGAAAACAGCGTTATTGCCAAAAAAACGGGCGAAATCTACGGGGCTTTGGACGCCGACATTTTGGCGGTTTCCGGTATCGCTAAGAATGGTGTTGAAAAAACGTATGATTACGCAAAACGGGTAATGGGCGAAATGAAAACAAAAGCTGATGGCGCAACTGGGTTGCAAACGCAGATTGATTCATTGACCAAGGAAAAAGCCCGTTTGGAAAAGGCAATTGCCGATGGTGCGGCAGATACGGAAACCGTGAAAGCATTGAAGCAGGCAAAAGCGGATTTGCAGAACGTGACAACGCAGTACACCGAGTTGACAACCAAGTATGAGGCAGAAAAGGCAAACCATGAGAAAGAGTTGTTCGGGGAGAGAATTAACAACGCATTGCAGACAGCCGCCGCCGGGCTTAAATTCAAAGCCGGATTCCCGGAAAGTGTAACAAAGGTCATTTTGGCGCAGGCGACCGAAAAAGTAAAAGGAATGAACCCGGAATATATAGACGACGGAAACGGCGGAAAGGTTTTGGCGTTCAAAGATGCAAGCGGCGCAATTATGCGCAACCCGAACAATCAGTTGAACCCATTCACGCCCGCCGAGTTGCTGACAAAAGAATTGGAAACGATGGGAGTGTTGGAACAGCAAAGAAAACAGCAAGGCAGCGGCACGGGTTCGCCCACAGGCGGTGCCGGAGGCGGCGGAATTACTTTGGATGTAAGCGGAGCCAAAACGCAATCAGAGGCTTACGAACTCATTACGAAACAATTGATGGCGCAAGGCAAAACGGTAGGTTCCAAAGAGTTTGACGAAGCCATGAGAAAGGTTTGGCAAGAAAACAGTATCAACAAATTGCCGGAGAGATAACCGGGTAATGGGTAAACCCGCATTGATAACAAATTTAAATAAAAAAAACTATGAGTTTAATTGCAACAAGATTACAGAATTGGCGAGTAGAAAACCCGGAGTTAGACCGAAATATGACCCGCCCGTGTGAGTATGGCGCATTAGATTTTTTCATTGAACAGACTAATGCCGGAAATTCCATTTTGTCCCCACAATTGCGTGAACGTGCGTTTGCCTCAATCGGCAATACAGTACAGATTCCGGTTATCAATTACGATGGCGACGTTGCGGTTAGCAACGTTCGTACGTGTGTTATCCCGGATGATGAAAACACGTCCGCATTGTATACCGTGGTTTGGGCGACATATTCCGTCGGCTTTACAATGGTGCCACGCTTGTATATGAACAACGAAATTTCGTATGACCACGATTTCAACCGCAAAATGGAAAAGGTTTGCAGAGCGTTTGCAAATGCTTTAGACCAAGCCGCCGTTGCAGCGTTGGAGGCAGGAAAAACCCAAGTGTTGAAAGACAAGTTGAATTACAATTTCGCTGGAAATGTTATTGAGGTTCCAACGCAGATGGCAACCGAAATAATGGGCGATGTCAACCCAATTATGCGTGCTAGTTGTTATCCCGGTTTGGTTCACGTTGTAGGTAACGCCGGAATTGATAGCATTATCAGAAAGTTGGCACAGCACGGTATCTACAACGACGTGAACAAGCGCATGGAGTACGAAAACAAAGTGTTCCATTACTCAAATAACGTTGTCAACGAGGCTGGCAAAAACGGTACATTCTTCGCCGTAGAGGATGGCAACGTTGGTGTTTTGACCCGTGTTGACCGTGAGGCGTTGAACCGCACACGTGCGAATTTCCACGAATGGGACGTTGTACGTTTACCTTACATTGATTTGCCCGTTGGTTCGCACTACTATACCGCCGTTGGCGACCAGTCACAGACAGCAGGCGCAGCAAGTGACGACATGACGTGCAACGTAAAAGAATATTTCGGATTCAGCGCAGACGTTGCGTTTGTAATTGCATACAATAGCGACCCGACAACCGTTGCAAATCCGATTATCAAAGCGCAGATTGCAGCACGTGCGGAAAATGTGCCATTGGGTACGCCCGTATATGTTACCAATTCGCAGAATTCGCCGATTTACACGCAGACCGTTTAATTTCGGCTTCAAGATTAACAACAAGGGGGCGGGGAAAATCCCCCGTCCCCTTTTTAATTATCAGTAATTATGTATCGGATTAAAGAAATACAAGACGCATTATTGCACGTAGTTGGCTGGGAGCAATCATTCGACCCAGCAAAGGCAATTGACAATTATATGACTGAAACGGAAAGCGGGTTGTATTTTCAAGGTGCGCACCCGCTTTTGACGTTGGATAATATGGAGGGTATTATGCCGGATAATTGGGGGTTGCAATACCCGGAATGGAATAAGATATTGCCGTACAAAGCGGGGCAGAAAGTAAGCCATAATGGTATTGTTTGGATTGCTAAAATTGACAACACCAGCGAGGAACCAACGGCAAGCGATTTTAATGATGATTACGGAAACCCATATTGGAAACCGTATAATATGTTAACGGACTTTTTGGAGAGAATGACCCGGAACGGAATTGCAACCGCAATACAGACGTTCACGCAGATTAAGCAGTTAGATAAAGAAACACGTAATTTGTTGGAGCGAAAAACGTTCTTTGATGGTGCCGGACGCATACGGGCGACGTTGCAAAACAACCATAAGTTGGTAGGATTTGAAATTGTCCCGGTTCGTGCAATGGGAGTGACAGCGAAAATTGAAAAGATAGGTTTGCAAATGACGGGAGGAACTGGGGTTGTCCGGATGTATTTGTTTCATTCGTCGCAGACAGACCCAATAAGGACGTTTGATTTGAATTTTACCGTTACAAATGGCGGTTTTCAGTGGTTCCCATTAACTGATTGCTATTTGCCGTATATAAGCGACGAGAACAACGCCGGGGGGTCGTGGTTTCTTTGTTATAATCAAGACGAATTACCCGCCGGAATGGAAGCGATTAACGTGTCAAAGGATTGGAGCCGGGAGCCGTGCGGAACGTGCAACATGGGTTCCGTTGAGGTTTGGCGAGAATTGACAAAGTATTTGCAAGTAACGCCGTTTATGTACCATGCGCCGGAAACGTTCGCAGAATATCCGGAATTATGGGACGTTGCGCAAACCTTATACACGAGAACACAGAATTACGGGTTGAATTGCGAAATTACAATTGGATGCGATTTGACCGATTTTGTCATTTCGCAAAGGGCGATTTTCCAAACAGTGATACAACGGCAAGTTGCCGCAATTGCGTTACGCACGTTAGCCATGAACCCGAATGTAAGAGTCAATCGTAACCAGTCAAACGCAAGCCGCACAGAGATTCTGTATGAGTTGGACGGGAACACGTCCGGCGTCAGACCGGGCGGGTTGGGGTATGACTTAAAAAAGGCGTATGAGGCATTACGGATTGATACGCAAGGATTAGACCGCATTTGTTTGAGCTGTAACAACAGAGGCGTGAAATACAGAACCGTGTAATTATATAATTCAAAGGGAAAATTGTATATAATTTCATGCAAAAATTGTATTTATGAAAAAGATAACCGATTTGCGGAAAAGGGTTGCGGATTTCAACGAGGCTTTGACGTCCGGGCGGCTGATGCAGGATATTATATGGAATAATGACGCTTATATTGTTGATATGAACGCCGAGGAACAATTGTTCGAAAGGGGTATCAATCGCTTAGGCGTGGAAATTATGGATTATGCTCCATATAGCCCAGTGACAATTGAAATTAAGGAAGCATTGGGGCAGCCGACAAACCGGGTTACGTTAAGGGATGAGGGCGATTTTGAAAGTAGCTTTTTTTTGGAAGTTGGCGACAAACAATTTGAAATAAAGGCGTCCGATTTCAAGACAGAGGATTTAATAAAGAAATACGGGCGTCAGATATTAGGATTGACGGACGAAAATATTGCCATACTGATATGGCAATACATATATCCGGATTTAATGGACGAAGCAAAAAAACAAATTTATGGCAAATAAGGTAAAAGCCCCAGTTGTTGATAACCCGGAATTGTTAGACCGAATTATTGGGAGCATGCAAAACGGATTGGTTGATAATTTGCCGTGGCTGGATTATGCGTTTGGCAGGGCGGAAAGGCTTGTTAAAATGAACGCAAACCAAAAACGCTATTATACGCCAAACGTGTATTCCGGGAAAAACGAATATATGGAAGTATGCCCCGATGCGGGTGTCGGTAATTTCTGTTTCTTTTGGGTTGACGACCCGCAAAATATCAGTTGGGAACCAGGAGTTGATATTGGCATAAGAACGGCGTTTTCAATTATCTTTTGGTTTGATTATAGAAAGATATACAACGATGCGAGTTCACGCAACAAAGAGGATTTGAAGCGGCAAATATTGGACGTTCTGAACGGCGGTTTTTTGGTGCGAAATGGAAGCTACAGAATAAACAAAGTGTACGAATTGGCGGAAAATATATACCGTGGCTTTTCGTTGGATGAAATAGAAAACCAATTTTTAATGCACCCGTTCGGCGGATTCCGCTTTGAAGGCGAATTGAGTATTGGCGAAACGTGTAAATTATAAGAGTATGGAACAATTTATTTATTACATTATTGTTGTCGCATTGATAGCGGCATTTGTATTGACTTTGTTACGCAAATGGGGCGTAATTGAATGGGTACAAGTTCATGGAAACGAATTTTTTGCAAAGATGTTCAATTGCGATTTTTGTTTGTCGTGGTGGGCGTGTATTCTGATTTGCTTTTTTGCGTTAGTGTTGACCGGAAACCCCCTATATTTGGGCGTTCCCTTTTGTAGTACAATGATAACACGTATTTTATTATGAAGACGGTACAGATAAAAGGGATGAGCGTTGAAATATACGATTCAATCGAGGATTTACCAATTCTTCGATTCCACAAGTACAATAAAATGTTGTTGGTTGATGCTGGGGTTGGTTCAGATTTAGCAGACTTTGACCGCCATATTGAAAAGGCGATAAGATATGCAGCCAGCACGACGCCAAATTTGGCGATTGCGGAATTGCAGAATTTGCGCCAAAATGTGTATTTCGTTCAATCGGAGATTTCCCCTCGGTATTTGGCTTTTGCCGTATTGGTAAAATCTGTAAACGGTACGCCGTCAAATGATTTGTCCGACGACGGATTGCAGAAAACAATCAATCTTTTTTCAGATGTCCCACATTCAGAGATAACCGCCCAACTGGATGCGGTTAAAAAAAAAATAGACGATGAGTTGCGTTTGTATTTCCCCCGGTTGTTTGACGATGCAACGTTGAAAGAGTATTACGACAAATTGAAACAGAGGACGATTGTTGTATTGCGCACAATCATAGATGGTCGGGCAACCGAGGCGGATGCAAAAGAGATTGATGACATAACGGCGGAGTTGATAACGTATTTCAACCCACAAGAATTTGCTGGGTCGGATGGCGTGGAAATTAAGCATGACAGACAATTTGAGAATATGTGTTTGATTTTGTCCCAAAATTTGCACGTTGACCCGAAAAAATTTACCGTTTTGGAATATTACAACGCCTTTGAATACATTAAGGAGCAAGCGAAAAAAGCAAGCAGACTGAAAAAGCCAAAATAATGCGATTTAAGGCGTTTTATTTTTCAGACGATAATTTATATATTTGAGAAAAGAAAATTGATTGTAGGGCAAATTGCCCGAAAATAACAAAAAAATAGTCGTATGGCAGATAACAACAACCCAATTAAATATTCTGATTTGGTAAGTCCCGATAATTCAATTACTGATTTGATTAAGCAATTGGACGAACTTTCAGATACATATACAAATGCGTTGAAAAATATTAGGACGGAAGCAATTCAGTTGGCAGCGGTTCTGCAAAGGGTTTCCGGAGCGACCGAGGACGGCAGAAATACAACCAAAAAAGCCGCAGACGATGCGGAACGTTTGGCACGTGCGCAACGTGATTTGTCATTTGCGGAAAGCGAGAACGCAAAGAAGTTGGCGGAGTTGAAATTGGCACAACAAGAAGCCAACCAAATAAACAAACTTGTTGTCAAAATCAATCAGTCAGCGGAGGGCAGTTACAACAAACTTTCGGCGCAATATTCTTTGAATAAAATCTATCTGAACAACATGACGAAAGCCGAGCGAGAAAATACCGAGGAGGGGCGCAAGTTAGTTGCACAGACACGTGACATGTACGAAGAAATGAAGCGTTTGCAGGAGGCGACCGGGAAATATCAATTGAACGTCGGTAACTATACAGAAGCGTCCAACGCCATAATTGCGTATGGCGATAAATTGAAACAAACTTTGGGGCTTAACAATTCATTTGGCGAAAGCCTTTTGGCATTAGGACGTGGCGGCGCAGAAAGCAAAGGTGTATTTACAGCAATGGGCGATGGCGCAAAGGCGTTGGGGAAAACTTTGTTGGGGTTGCTTTCAAATCCTGTATTTTTGTCGATTGCCGGGGTTACGGCGGCGGGTGCGGCGTTCAAATGGTGGTACGATTATAATGCCGGATTAGTTGAGGCAACAAGGTTGACGCAACAATTTACCGGGAAAAGTGGCGATGATTTGAAAGTGTTTAGAAACGAGGTGCAAGCCGTTGCGGATTCGTTCGGCGCAGATTTCCGGGAAACATTGATTGCAACAAACGCACTGTCAAAACAATTTGGTATATCTACAAATGAGGCGTTGGAATTGGTCAAAGATGGTTTTGTGTCCGGAGCAGATGCGAACGGGGAATTTTTAGACACGTTGAAAGAATACCCGGCGTATTTCAAGGAGGCGGGAATATCGGCAGACCAATTCGTTGCCATTGTTGCCGAAACAAACAAAATGGGTATCTTCTCCGACAAGGGCGTTGACGCAATAAAGGAGGCTAATTTGCGTTTGCGTGAAATGACAACGGCGACGGCGGCGGCTTTGGACGGTATAGGCATTTCGTCGGAGCAAGTGCAGAAAGATTTGCAGACAGGAACCAAAACGACGTTCGATGTTATACAAGAAGTTTCCGCAAAATTGGCAGAATTGCCGGATAGTGCGGCAACGGTCGGGACTGCGATTGCAGACATATTCGGGGGTCCCGGAGAGGATGCCGGATTGCAGTATTTGCGCACGTTGAAAGATATTTCAACAAATATGGATGATGTTAAAGGGAAAGCCGGAGTTCTGGCGCAATTGCAGGAGGAACAATTGCAAAGTCAAATCGAGTTACAAAACGCATTATCCGGGTTGTTTGACGCCACCGGAGGAAATTTTGAAACGTTGACAACGAAAGCAAAAGTTTTTGTCAACCAAGGATTGACGGCGATAATAAAAGGGGTTATTAGTGTTATCAACTATTTTATAGAGCTATACAACGAAAGTGTTTTGATACGGGCAATTTGGAATGGAATTGTTGCCGGATTCAAAACGGCATTTGATACGTTGGGAAATCTGTTTGGGTTCTTTATTGATATAGTCAAAGCAACAGGGACCGCATTAAAGGGAGCGTTTACACTGAATTTTGACGACGTGAAAAAAGGATTGGCGGAGTATGCCGCAGCATACGGAAATTTGGTTAAAGAGCAAGTAAAGGACATGACAGAAAATTTCAAGGAGGGATTAGATGGCATGCAGAAGAAAATAAAACCGTTAACAATCCCGGTTTCTGTTGGAGATGTTCCAACGCCCAAAACAGACGAGCCCGTGACGACACAGAACCCAATCGTAACGAGGGGTAGAAACAATGAGAGAAAGACAGCGGGACAGCAGACAAAGCAGATTGAAGCGGCATATAGAAAGAATTTGGAGGCAACCCGAAAATTGCAAGATGCACAATTGCAGTTGGAAACCGACGAATGGGCAAAGCGTCGGAAGCAAACGCAATATCAATATTCCCGACAGATTGAGGATTTACAACACCAATTACAGACCGAAAAGGATTTGAGCGGAACCGGGCGTGAGGCGATAAACGCAACGATTACGGCGTTGGAACAACAGCAGACAAATGCGTTGTTGAAAATAGAGCAAGAACGGCAGTTGCAGGAATTGGCATTGCAGAAAAATGGCATTGAATTACGCTTGCAAGCGGTTGAGCAGGGAAGCGAGCAAGAACGACAATTGCGAATGCAGTTAATAGAGAATGAAAGGCAGACAGCATTGTTGCAGAATGAGCAAAAGCCGACTGGGCAACAGCAGGACGTAGGAGTGATTAATGCCGGATTTGACGTTAAAAAAGGCGCAATCGCCGATGAATATTTGCAAGCGCAATTAAAGATGTTTGACCAACAGCAAGAATTGGCACAATCGGAATTTGATTTGTTAAGAAATTCGGAAGCCCGGAAAACCCAACACCGTTTGCAAGCAGAAAAGGAACGTTTGCAAAAGGTTTTAGAATTAAACGAGCAAGCAGCGAAAAAATTGTCTGGCATTGAGGTGCAAACAATCCAAAACACAATTAAAAAGATTGACCAAGAAATTGAACAGTCAAAAGGCGAGGAAAGAGGAACAGACATATACGGGTTATTCGGCTTGAATTTGGACGACGACCAAAAGGAAGCAATCAATACGTCAATGCAGTACGCATTGGATGCGCTAAATACATTTACGGCGGCACGTATTGCGGCGGCTGATGCAGCAGTTGAACAAGCAGACAAAGAAGTTTCCGCCGCACAATCGGCGTTGGATGCAGAATTGGAAGCAAGGGCAAACGGGTACGCTAATAATGTAGCGCAGGCGCAAAAAGAGCTGGATTTGGCTAAAAAGAACCAAGAAAAGGCGTTGAAAGAACAGCAGAAAGCCCAAAAACAACAAGCAGCCATACAAGCGTTGCAGCAAATTGGAAATATGGTATCAGCAACGGCGTTGATTTGGTCGCAATTGGGTTTCCCGTTGGCAATCCCGGCAATTGCCGTAATGTGGGCAAGTTTTGCGGCGTCAAAAATCAAGGCGGCGCAACTGGCTAAACAGACCGGGGAGACTGGGGGTACGGAAACGTACGGCGACGGAACGGTTGAATATTTGTCCGGAGGTTCACACCAAAGCGGAAAAGATGTTGATTTAGGTACCAAACCGGATGGCACCCGCAGACGTGCGGAGGGTGGAGAATTTTTTGCAGTAATAAACAAACGAGGTTCGCGGCGTTTCCGAAAATTCATACCCGATGTTATTAATAGTCTTAACCGAGGGACATTTGCCCAAAAATACCTAAATGCCTACAATCAAGACGGCGTTGTCATATCTGTTACCAACACCACGCAATCAATTGACGACCTTAAAAACGACGTGAGAGAAATTAAGGAGCAGAACAAAAGACGGTATTACAACGACGGGACCGGGAAAGTTGTTGAAGTATATAAAAACCTAAAAAGACGTTATTAACATGAAGAAGTACAGATTCTTTTTTACAAATGCCTTTTGGAATTATGGCTATATAGTCAACAATTCCGGAAATTTTGTTGAATTGGCTAATTGGGCGTATTCTGATTTTATCGGCATTGAACGATATGGGGGGAATATACTATTTTCGTATCTGTCAACAAGCGGAGGTTGTTTTTATGATGCGGATTACAAGTATATAAGCGGATTTGGCGGAAGCGGAACAAACGTTTCGATACCGATACCAAGCGGGGCGAAATATATGCGATGTAATATGCAAATATCGGATATTACCAACGGCACAGCGTCAGCAGTACAAGAGCATGTTGGCGTAAATATGCTTGAACGGACAGAGTGTTTTCCAATTTATAAAGATGATTTGGCAAAGGATTATGAGTTGGAAACAAACCAAAGATTTTACCGGGCGAAATTGTCCGGCAAAATAACCTTTATTAGAAATGATTGGCAGTATATCAAATTGAAACCGTTTGATAATGTTTTTAATTTGGTTGTTGAAATAACGAATGATTACGGACAAACTTATGAACCTTATTATAAATGCCAGTTCATGAAAACCGATTGCACCTTTAATGACGACGACAAAACCGTTGAAGTACAGCCGGAAACAGTGGATGAATATAATAACGTATTAGCTGGTTTGGAAAAGGAGTATAATTTGATTGAGTTAGCCCCGGAAATTCAGTTTATAAATATAAAAAAACGTCCTTTGATTCAAATATACGTCCCTGGGGATAGTATCGTTTCTTGTTTTTTGGGCGGTACAAACTGGGAGCAGGACGCAAACGCCATTACAGACCAAAACGCCTTAGTTCATACGTATTATTTTGCGTTGTGTAATGTCTTGAAAGAAATACAAATAACAGGAGATACGAACCCAAACGTAAACGGGTTATATACGGGTAGATTGACAGAGGCAGACGAACCCGGTTCGTTAACGGGTAAATTGTATTCGTCTGATAATAACGATTACTATATTGATGTTTCGCAGGGAAAAATTCAAGGCACCCCCTCCGGGGTTGTTTCCGTTGCGATAGTTAGAATTTCAGACGATAAGATTTTATATTCATACAAGAGGTTCACAACTGGAGAACCTTTTGATATTTTGGAATTTGATATTTTGGCAGTAGATGGAAGTGGCGTAACTGGGGCAGTCCATGCGGATATGAAGAGCCATAACGTATATGCACGGTACTTGTGCGATGTTGACAAAATCGACGACTTGAATACATATCCGATACCAAGCAGTGATATTGTAGACAATAATAGGAATTATCATAGGGCGATAGGGTATGCAATAGATGTTGCATATCTGTCAAACAGATATTCAGACGAACCCACGCCGTACGGGCGTGCTGATAATGATAAATATTTTGTTCCGCCATATTCTATATACGGACAAAAGTTTTATCCAATTGCACGTTCAACGTGGCGTTATGCGTCATTATGGTTCGGATTTTATATATTCGATTGGATAGAGGAGAAAAAAGCACGAAAGACATACACGTTGCGTGACACATACAGTTTAGCGTCATGTATAAATGTTCTGTTGCGGCAGTTCGCCCCGGAAATTAAGCATGAGGCAACACCGGAGTATAGCCAATTCCTTTATTCGTCAAGCAATCCAATATCAAATTGGACGTTTCGTTTGTTCATAAGCCAAAAAAGCAATATTGTAAACGGGGAATATCAGACCCCAGCGCAAAAGGCGCCAATAACATTGCAGCAGATTACGAACATGCTGCGTGATACGTTCAAATGCTACTGGTATATCGAGGATGGCAAATTTAAGATTGAGCAAATAAAGTGGTTCCTAAATGGTGGCTCTTATAGTTCAACGCCGATTATTGGTTATGATTTGACAGAGTTAGAAAACGTCAGAAATGGGAAAAAATGGGCGTTCGCAACGTCAGAATATTCGTTTGATAAAGGAGATATGGCGGAAAGATTTCAATTCGAATGGATGGACGACGTTACAGAACCTTTTGAGGGGTTGCCAATTGAAGTTACATCTAAGTACGTAACGGCGGGCAAAATCGAGGAAATAAACATATCAAATTTTACGTCTGATATTGATTTGATGTTATTAAACCCCTCCGCAATTAGTCCCGATGGTTTTGCGTTGTTCGCAGCCGTGCAAAACGGTACGACGTGGGAATTACCCTTTACGAAACAAACCGTTGATGGGGCAGACTATTATTTGCAGAATGGTTTTTTGGCTTATATCAACATACAACCTATTTATTGGTTGTATGATATGCCAGCAAAGAATTTGATTATTAATGGAACAGGAAAATATGCAATAAGTGTTGAACGGAAGAAAAAACAAACAATCAATTTCCCGGCTGGGAAAACAGAACCAAATCCCATGCAATTAGTTAAAACATTCCTTGGTTATGGGCAAGTTGACAAACTTTCAGTAAATTTGTGTAGTAGAAGTATTAAAGCAACGTTGAAATATGATACAGAATAACAACACAAGCGTTTTGCCGTGGTACACATCAATAGAACAGCAGAACCACCGGAAAAGTTACGCATACGGGCAAATATACCCATTGTTTGCCCCGGCAAACCGATTGTTGCCGTTCCAAATAATAAGGGGAACACGTGAAAATAATGTCACGTCGGTTATCATGTACGATAAGACTGGACAACAAATTGCAGATATAACTTCAAACATGATTGATACCGGATTGCAAGTTGTCCGGTTTCAGTCATTGGGTTATGATGTTATATTATATCCGGCAATATTACCCATGCCATTAAACCAGTTTGACGGAATCTATTATTTGCGGTTGTCTGATGGCGTTCAGACATGGTATTCCGAAATGTTTACGGTTGTGCAAGACGTTTCCGGATATTTGAAAATTGATTGGTGGGACATTGAAAATTTAGTGTTTGACGCCGGGCAAATAGTGTATAAGAACCCGACTTTCAAAAATACCTTATATCTTTGCACAGAGTTAGGAAAGCCGGATTATGAATTTGAAGAGGACGGTGAGGAAAGGGATGGCTATTTTTTCCCGGAAAAACAAATATCTGTAAAGACGTTCAAATGTACTATATTGGCACCGGAATACTTATGCGATGTCATGCGCTTTATTCGGATGGCTGATTGTATACATATCACGGATAAATACGGCAGGGAATACGATTGCGACACGTTCCTAATTACCCCAAAATGGCAGACGCAGGGAGATTTGGCGAGCGTGGAAATAGAGTTTACGACGGCAACCGTTGTAAAGAAAATCGGTCGTGGATATTTAGGGGCAGGCGATTTTAACAACGATTATAATAATGATTTTGACAACAATTAAAATGGTAAGCTATGGGAAACTATGAACAATTAAAGAAAGCGATTGCCGATGAGATTAAAACCAACGGCAATGAAGAAATTACGGGTGCGATAATGCAGCGGACACTGATAAGCATTGTAAATAACTTGGGTAGCAATGCTCAGTTCGCTGGCGTGGCTGTGCCAAGCACGGTGCCGGCAGATACGGACGGCAGTGTGTTTTATCTCGCCTCCACACAAGGCACATACCCGAATTTCAGTGGTATCGAAGTCAATGCGTCCGAAATGGCGGTTTTCACTAAGAACACAGCCGGAACGTGGGTTAAGACAAGTTTGCCCATACAACATCCAACCATCAAAAAGCCCTTGTTGATAGGGGGTAATGTAGCCGCCGTTACAAAAGGTACAGGCGTGGTTCTTTCAGTGCCGACACTTAATGCCGACGGCACGGAAACAGCCTCCGAATTGAGCATTGAAGCGGCGACACCATCAAACAACGGCACGATGACAAAAGACCAAGTCAATACATTAAAAGAAGTTGATGACTTCTATACACGTATGACAGATTTTGTTATTGGCGATAATGATGATAGGGCTTTGCTAACCGTTGAAACTACACAGCAAAATAGTATAGGACTGAACTATAAAACGCTGGACACTGTCAATGGCAGTAAAACGACACAACGCAAGATTATTCCCGCGGTTAATCCTGCGAGCGGCTTAGCAGGAGCCGCTGGCATGAACCTTGTACATGATATTCCTTACTTCTTTGATTTTTATAAATTCGGCTTTACATCCCTCTCAAACAGTTCGGATATAACCAAGGCACTTATCCCGAAATTCCAAACGAGTTATGGCGGATTCGACGACATATATTCCGATACTCCGGAAATACAAAACAGAGTGTTTGCCAATCCGAAAGCCGGGGACCGTATACTAATGGGTTCTTTATTGGAAGCGCCTGTTGGTACTGCGCCACTGTGGGCTACTGTTACAAGTGCGCAACGCATAAACGGTGTATATTCGGTTACTGTAGAATATGACGGAGATACTTATATTTTTGCTTATACTTCATCTAACGATACGGCAACACTGAAAGTGCCGTGGAGCAAAGTCTCGTCGAAACGTAATATATATTCAGCTGATATAAGCAGCCTCACGTCTGATTTGTCAGAAGCCGACATAAAAGGCTTACTTACGCCATTGGCTTACCAAAAGTACAACATAATATATCCGATAAAACCGCAAACTGGTGACTTAATGGAAGAAGTTACAGGTGATGATGAATCAAGATTCATCACAATAACCGCATTGCGCAACCAAGAGAATCCAGACGAGTATACAGATATAATAATTCCATACACAGGTAAAGATAATCGTGTTCATAAGATAGTGCTGAAAAATGACCTTTCCAGCGTGCAAAGTTCTAAAAGAACTATACTTGAAAACTATAGTAGGCGTTACGATGGAAAATTATTGTTGGCACTTGATACAGTGAAAGCCGAAACGATAGAAAATTCTATTTTGGATGCCTATTCGTATTCTATTGAGCGATTCGGTAGTGCAGTACGATTACCTAAAGTTGGTGACTTAATAACAATAGATAATATTGATGTGCCTGTCTGTGAAGTTTTACTTGACACAGATAGTGTTCAACATACGAGATGGTTCTCCAAAGGCAAACTCTATGAGGTTCTTGTAAACACAGCATTGACACGTGTACCCGAAGACCCTAAGGTTATTTACGACACAACTTCCGGCACACTCCGTGACCTGTACATCTCCGCTGGTGCAGTGTACAACGAGGCGACGGGGTATTACGAACTGAACGGGCTGACGGACATTACCGAGGAGGAGATGAGAGTGATATACGAAAAGACTTGGGGATGGTGGATAGGACTGCCAAACTTAAGCGGGTTCGGAGATTCTTCTGCACGAACAAATATTCCTTGCCCCGATTATAAACGTCTTTATTATCAATCTAACATTCATTTAGGTTCATCGTTTGCAGGTACCGGCGACTTAGATAATTTAGAGGTACTTAATTTTATTCCAACACGATACCCGAATGAATCTTTGATTAGATTATCAATAAGGACTATGAATTGGATGTGTCAAGGCAATGCCAAGCCTTTGACGATAATGGGTGTTTTAGACGTTGGCAATGTGCCGGACAATAATAGCCTTAATATTGGGGGCAATATTAAAACAATCAATATTAAAAATCTTCGAACAAACATTAAATTCTATGGTAGCAAAGTGCTGTCCAAAGAATCATTTTTGTATATGATAAATAATTCAATGGCAACATCGGCTATTACTATCGGTCTAAACAAAGCAGTTTATGATGTGATGAAAGAAGACGCTGATATTATAGCGGCACTTGCGGAGAAAACAAATATAACCCTTATACAAAATACATAGAATTATGATTACAAAACAGAACAACGAGATTTTCAGCACGGAAGGAAAGTATGTGCATATCAAGAACACCAATACCTATTTCAAGCGTGGACTTGCTATTGGTTTGTCAGTAGAGCAGTGCGAGGAAGTGGACGAGATACCTAATATTAGGAATGAAGAAGACTACGGAAACCAAGTGAATAACTTAATTAGACGCAGATATTCTTTAAGTGAAGAACTTGCAATTCTTCGTCAGAAAGAGGAAAAGCCCGACGAGTATAGGGCGTATTTCGCTTTCTGCGAAGAATGCAAGGCTAAAGCAAAAGTCGAATTGGAACAAAATAAGGAAACTAATTGATTTGTACGAATTAAATATATCCGAAATCTAAAAAATCGGGGGAAATCACGGGTAAATTCCCTCTATTAAAATAAAAAATAAAATGATTAATAAATTGAATTTGGAACAATGGCGTATTATCGTCATTTCCACGGTTAGCCCGGTATTGGGGTATCTAACCCCCACAAAGGGTTTTGTCTATGCTTTGGTGGTGATGTTTGCGTTCAACATTTGGGCGGGAATGAGGGCTGACGGCGTTGCAATTGTGCGATGCAAAAACTTTTCGTTTCGTAAGTTTAAAAACGCATTGTGCGAATTGCTTTTGTATCTGTTTATTGTGGAGGCGATTTTTGTAATCATGAAGAATTGCGGCGACGACCAAGCGGCAATTGTCGTTGTCAAAACGCTAACGTATGTTTTTATGTATGTGTATTTACAAAATGCGTTCCGCAATCTGATTGTTGCCTACCCCAAGGAATTGGCGTTACGTATTATATACCATGTTATAAGATTGGAATTTGCAAAGGCTTTGCCGTCGCATTTACAGCCAATAATAGAAAGGTTGGAAAAAGAGTTTGGGGACGACCCGGACAAAATTAAAAACGATAAAAAGAAAGGAGGAAAATAAATGAAACCGATTGTAATTTTAGACAACGGACACGGAAAAGAAACAGCCGGGAAGCGTTCCCCGGTTTGGGGCGACGGTTCGCAACTGTTTGAATGGGAGTTTAACCGGGACATTGTGCGACGTATCGCCGCCAAATTGGACGATTTGGCGATTGGGTACGAGATATTGACCCCGGAAACAAACGACGTGTCATTGGCGGAACGTTGCCGCCGAGCGAATGAGATATACCGCAATTACAACGAAAAGGCGTTTTTGGTGTCCGTCCACGCCAACGCCGGAGGCGGTACCGGTTGGGAGGTTTACACGTCGCCCGGAGAAACGAAAGCGGATGCAATCGCCACGGTATTTGCCGAGGAAGCGCAACGGGTATTCGTCCCGGACGGTTGGCGCATGCGCTTCGATTATGCCGACGGCGACCCGGATAAGGAAGCGGCGTTGTATATCCTCAAACACACGAGTTGCCCGGCAATTCTTACGGAAAACTTTTTCATGGATACCGAAAAAGATTGCCGTTTCATAATGAGCGACGACGGGCGGGAACGTATCGCCAATATGCACGTTGCCGCAATTAAAAGGGTATTGACGTTATGAAAAAGTATTTGATTTGGGCGGCAATCATTTTGGCGGTTGCCGCCACCTTTTGGGCGCAACATGCCAAAATAAAGAGGTTGACAGAGGAACGGGACAGATACCGGAGCAATACCGAACTACTATTGCAGAACGTCGAGACGTACCAAACGAAAGACAGTTTGAACGCCGCCAAAGTTGGGGTTTTGGAACTGAAATTGTCAGAGTTTGAAAAATACCGGACGAGCGATGCGGAGTTGATAAAGACGTTGCAGACAAAGAACCGGGATTTGCGGGGGATAACGACAACCCAATTGGAAACGATTAACGAGTTGCGGGGAACCGTCCGGGACAGCATTGTATATTTGCCCGGAGATACAGTTGTTTTAAGATGCGTTGATATTTCCGACCCGTGGTTTTCATTGAAAGGATGCACGACGCCGGACGGGGAGTTTACCGGGGCATTTATAAATCGTGATAGCATTTTAATTGCGGAGACCGTACAATATCGGCGGTTTTTAGGATTCCTTTGGAAAACCAAGAAAATAAAGAGCCGGGAAATTGATATTATCAGCAGAAACCCGCATACAAAAATAATAGGGGTTGAATATATAGAAATTGAAAAATAACTATCTTTGTATCGAATTACATTTGACCACATAATTAAAGATTGTTTTCAAGGATTAGCCGGGTTTTCCCCGGCTTTTTCCGTTTTGCCCATTTTTAGCCCCGCAGAGGGCTTTTTTTTATTCCGATGGATAAAGTTATACCACGGCAAAGAAAGTCCGTTAAAACGGAAATTCGCCAAAAATAACTATCTTTTGAACCAAAAGAAAAATTTTTATGTGTTTTGCTCAAAATAAAAAGAATTTTTTTTGGTAATTAAAAATAAAGGTTGTATATTTGCATTGTCAAACAACAACGACGGGGCGTTTTCCTCGAACATAAAAGAAAATGAAAATGACAACAACAATTTACAACGGTTTGGGATATTCAACAAAATCAATCAATCGCAATTTCCGTATCAAGGTTAATGGAATAGTCGACGGAAACAAGATTAATAAGTTGGTCGGCGTAAAAGGATTGATTGAATTGATTGGCGTTGAGATGGCAAACAAGATGTTGCGCCGTGCGTTCAATGGAAAGGACGACAAAACCGTATGCAAATTGCGTCGTGGTATCAAAATTTCATTCTACAATAAATAATATCCGACCGGGCGGGTTCCCGGAAAATAAATTGTAATAATATGGCAACAATTAATCAAATCAAAAAAGAGATTGAAACAGCAAACAAACGTTTGGAGGAAAACAATGAACGTGTAGTAATGTATGCAAACCGTATAGAAAAAGGGTTGGCAAAGGTTGCAAAATATACTGGGAAACAAGTAACCGTTGATAATTACGAAAGCGCATTGAATTTGAAAGCTGGAAATACAAAAGATTGGGATTTGTATTTTTCTTTGAGTTCTGCAATAGAACTTAGAGCGGAAAAAGAACATAACGTTTTAAGAGAACAGCGTAATATAAAGCATTTAACTGAAACATTGCAAAGTATAGAGAAAGAAACAAAGAAAGCCGAAATAAACGAACCTTTGGAAAATGCTTTGCGTGTCGCAATGAATGATTTCCGGGTTGTTTGGTTTGACAGAATGATTGATTGGTACGGCAAACATTATGAAGCAATGCGAAAGGCTTTTGAGTCTGCAAAAGTTCGCCGAGAACGTGCCAAAATTTGCAGAAACCATTTTAATATAAAGCACTCTTTTTATGAATATAAAAAAGTGCGTAAATATTTGGATGTTGTTATAAAATCAGCTAATGAAATAATATATGATGGTGCGAATAGGTACGAAAAACCGGAATATATGGAAATTGTCAAAAATAAATTGGTGATTTCATGGGAAAAAGGAATTGAAAAACTTGCAAGCAAATGCCGTAAATTTGGACTTGACAAAAAGAATATTGCCGTTAGTTGCCCAACGTTAACAGAAAAGGGATTTGAGGTAATGTTGCAAGACGGTAGGGGACGGATAATTGATGCGAGAATAATTTGGGCGGCTGAATATTCCGAGTATGTTTGCCCGCATACAAGATATATTATAACAGAAAGAAAAATCAAATAAACATACTGGGCAAACGCTCGGTTTTTCAAATTGGGTAAATTGTCCGGCATTAAAAAACAACCCCGGAACATGGAATATATGTTGCTGGGGTTGTTTACGCAGAACCGAGAGCGATTTTTTGGTTTACGGTATACAAAAATATGATGTTTCCATGAAATTGCAAAATCAGACAAAAAAATAAATACAAAATAAAAGTATTTGTTTTTGGTAATTAAAAAAATATTTGTATCTTTGCAATAAACTTAAAGCCCACGCACGGGGATAGTGCGAAATATTATGATAGTAAGACAACAAAGCAATGAATTATCAATTGTAAAGATTAACCATTAAAAATAAAGATATGAAATTAAGAGTGAATGAAGCAATTGCCCGTTCAGAGGCAAACGGAAAAAAGGTATTGAAAAAGGATATTGCAGCCCGTCTTTTTGAGGGTGCGAGCGAAAGCGCACAGCAAGTCAACATGACGAATCTATGTAATGGAACGACCAAAAGAATCGTTCCGGAATGGGTTGTGATACTTTGTGAAATGCTGGATTGTACAGCGGATTATTTATTTGGCATGGAGGACGGCAATAATGAAAAATAAGTTTATGAAATGGTTGGAATCCGTAACCGAAACTATGTTTACCGATTTGTTCCAAGCGAAAGCCATAATCGGTATATTTGGAGCATTGGGGGTATGTTGTTTGATTGGCGCATTTTGGAACCCATGGCAATTGTTATTTGCCGCACTATGCGCTGTAATGGTTTTATGTGGAATTCTGGAATATAAAAAATACAAGTAATGAAAACCAAGAGCGATAAACCGGGCAACCCGGTAAAAGAGGTTGCGGGAACCGTCGGCAATGTTGCCCCGGATATGTTCCCGGAGGTTAACGAGGAACACCAAACGATTATTCCCTCACTTGTTGAGGTTCAACCGGAACAACTAACCGGAATGTTTGAGATGGCACCAGGCATGACGGTTGAGGAAATGACAGCAATGTTTTTTGATGGAGCGTTGATTGAGCCGCCTTATAAAGTTTGGCAGCTAAACAGCAAAGGACACCGCTACTATTACAAATTTGACGACAACGGAACGCCGAAATTTTATCCGTCGGTTACAACCATTTTGTCGCAGACCATGCCACAATCGCCGTTTCTGATAAAATGGATTGCCGGCAAGGGGATTGACGAGGCGGAGCGATACAAGGCAGAACGGGCGGCGTATGGTACATTCATGCACGCCCAGTTTGAAGAACTTATAATTAACCGGGTTTATGATTTGGACGGCTTGAAAGCCAAATTGAAAGAATATATTGACAACAACAAATTACCAGCCGATTTCATTTATTATGCGGACGATTTGAAAAAAGATGTTTTGGCGTTCGCTCAATTCGTGCTGGACTACGATGTGAAGCCGCTGGCTGTTGAAATAGCATTGGTAAACCCAGTTTATAATTACGCCGGAATGATTGATTTGCCGTGTACGATGTTGACAAAGCCCGGCTCTGAAAATCACATAAACGCAATTGTGGATTTCAAAAGCGGACGAAAAGGTTTCCATGAAGAAGCGGAAATACAGTTGCATTTGTATAAAATGATGTGGAATGAAAATTTCCCCGACGTGCCGATTGAACGTGTGTTTAACTTTTCGCCGAAAGATTGGAGAAAGAAACCAACGTACAATTTGAAAGACCAAACGGACAGCCCCAACGCACAGAAAATCCCGTATCTGTTGGAATTGGCAGCAATTGAGGATGCTAAGAGGGACAACACGTTCACAGCCGTTTCCGGGGTTATATGTTTGGATGAAAAAACAGACTTGAACGACAATGTTACGTCGTTGACTTTGGCGGAACTCATAAAGAGCAAAGCCCCAGCAGAAAAGAAAAAGCCGGAACCCGACAAAGCCATTGCCGTTGAGGATTTGAAACCGAAACCGGAGCAAAGCCAAAAACCAACGCCGGAGCCAGCGAAAGCTAAGACAATAAAGAGAACCACACGAAAAAAAGGAAATGAGGCGGAAAACAAGCCCGTCAAAGCAAAAAGAACAGTAAAACGTACAATTGTGCCAAAAGAGAAAAAAACGTCTGAAAACGCCTTAAAACAGCCTAAAAACGTGGGCGGTTCAGAAAAAAACGTTGTTAAGGCAGAAAAAACGGAGTTGTTAAACGATGAAATGGAAATTTGAGCATGAAAGGACGTATAAACAGACCCACCCCCGGCGTTAAGCGTGTCGTATTGCCACGTGTCGGGTTTATAAAAGTCGGATTAAAAGAGGTCGGAAAGAATGGAAAAGAATATCCGAAAAGTGTTGATTACTTTATTCCAACTGGGAAATATGCCGGATTGTTTACACAAGCATACGGAGAAAAGCCGCAAACAATACAGATTGTATTCCCGGACGATGACCCGGAAAAAGTATGCAATGAAATGTATGAATATAGGGATGACGACGGACGACGCATTGCATACGGCGATGGGGAAACGTTTTTTGTGTGGAATGGGAGCCAGTATTGCCAATACAGCACAAAGGATTATCCTAATTTAATGGCAGGCGTTGCAGAAAAGCACCCGAACCGTTCTGTCTTGAAAGGTGGCGACGGTTGGGTCGTCACGTTGACCGTAACGTTTATTATTCCTTTGGTTCGTGGGGTCGCTGGGGTTTGGCAGTTCATAACAAAGGGTACGGCGTCAACAATTCCTAATATACGTGACACGTTTGATGCCATGTTGCAGGAACGTGGGTTTGTCAAGGGGATAGTTTGGGACATGAATGTGCAATTTGCCGTTTCCCAAAAACCCGGAGTTCGTTCTCGCTATCCGGTTGTTTCTATCGTCCCAAATGAAAGCGAGGGTAATTTGCGTAAAGTGACAGAAGCATTTAAGCCCGTGAAGTTGTTGGAATGAAATAAAACCGCTATATTTGTGGCGTAAAACAAACGACTACCACCGTTTGAAAGATATATTGCTAATATTAGCACAAAACCCGTTTTCCGGTGTGTGGTAGCCCGGATTTCGGGTTTTCTCTTTTTTAGAAAATGAATAAAAGAAGTTATCTAATTTTGGATTTGGTACGTTCAAAGGTTTTAGATTTAAACCCGACGGAAAGTATTTTAGCGTCATGTTTCTTTGGTTTATTGGCGCAAAATCCCATACAATACGAAGGAAAACCCTATTATATGGCAGACTATAAAAACGTATCTGCTTATTGCCCGATTTTGCCAAATAAGATTGATACATTAAGGCGGCTTTATAAGAATTTGGAAAATTTAGGATTGATTCAATCAATAAAAATTGATAGCCATGTTTGTTTTACCCCGTCGCAAATGTTAAGAGATTGGGGAACCGTCTACAAATCCGTTGAAGCGGAAAAAAATCCCGTTGAAGCGGGAAAAAATCCCGTTGAAG